TCCCCCTTGCGGCACCGACAGGAATAACAAGAGTCAAGGCACCTGACGGAATGTAAATCTTTGTTTTAGCATTAGTGCGGGTTGGGCCCCCAATTCCCATAATGGCATAACTACCGCTAACTGATTTCTGAATTTGCGTGACCGCCCCGTATTGCGTGAACATGGCGCTTTCAATATCCACCGCCTGCTCGGGAGAAAACAGCCTGCGAATCGTCACGCCGTCGCTGTCAATAAAATAAACCTTGTTACTGCCCCCGCTCGTGTCAAACCAGAAGTCCCCCGCCTGCAATTTTCCTGCGGCCACGGGATACTGCAAGCCGTCATTGCGGACGGGAACATTGTGCGCCCCGCTCGGATGATGCCGCTCCTCAAACCGCGTAGTCCCCACCTTAATCCACCCGCTCGGTAGCAGTTCTGCCGTAGCCGCCTGCGCCCCCACCGAGTCCGCACCCAAATACCCCCCCGTCACGAGCGTCAATTCCGTGTCGCTCACCACCTTCGCTATCTCGGTGTAGTCCACGTCCCCGTGCGAGGACAACTTGATTTTCATCCCCGCCACTAACTCCGAAAGCCACGTCGTCCCGCTTCCCGCCACCAGCGTATTCCCGTTCAGGAAAGTAGCGTCCCCCGCCGCGAAGGTCAGCGGGGAATCCAACCTCAACTTCAACGCCAAATCGTTGCCGTGTAGCGCAATGCGCCCGTCTTTGTCGTTCGCCCCCGTGAAAAACGTCTTTGTTTTTACGGGAAGTTTGTGCGCTCCGTTGTCAAGGTGATGCTCTACCGACAACGTGTCCTGTGTAGCGGCAATGACCTCGCGTATCCTCTGCGCGCCTAACCGCGCCTCCTCTGTGTTAGCGGGGACGTTTCGTGAAAGGGACGATAAAAAAGGCATTAGTCAACCTCCGAGTCCATCGCCCTGCGGCGAATGATTTCCACTTTGTGAAGTTTCTCATGGGCGTCAAGTTTCTCCGCCTCTGCATACGTCTGCTCGAAAAGCGCCGCCCACGCCTGTGGGTTGCGATTGAGAAACGCCGAGGCCAAAAGACACGCCCGATACAACACCACATCAGGCATAAACTCCGTAAACCAGTTCGTGTCCGCGTCCATAACCAAATCGGGAAGCATTTGGTGATACCAAAACTTCATTGAAAAAATCGCGTTCGGCGTCGGGAAAAAATAGATACTCTGCAACCCCGTGGAAATGGTCGAACCTGTATGCACGATATACACGAGCGGAGTTCCCGAGTCCGCCGTGCCGTCTAATTTTCTGCGCTGAAACTCCGACCAGTCGCCGTCTCGCACGAGCGGCACGTCTCCGTCAGTCTCCACACGACGCATCACATCCGAGGCAATGTAGCGCGGCGCATACGTTGAAACTTGATACTCCTCTTGCCCCGCTATCGTTGAAAAAGAGGAGTATTTTCCCATGCACGACCAGAACCTTCTGCGCTCTATGTCCCTGATGGCGTTGTTGATTAACTTCCCGCGAATGGCGATGAAAGCCGACGTGCGGTTGTCCATCGTATCCAGCAAGTCGTTTTGGAGTTGCGAGAAAGTAGCCATTTATTAAGGCCGCTCCGTTTTCTCCAGATACTTACTAAAGCTCGCCTTATTGTCGTCGGGAGTATCTTTGGGTTCTTCTTCAATGTATTCCCCCATCACGCCAATCATTTCGTCGAGCATGGACTTCATCTGCTCCATCTTGGCCGTCATCTCTTTATATTTTTCGGGCGTCGGCATTTCCATTCTCCTTTGAGTTTAGGGAGGAGGGCTTGCGCCCCCCTCCCCCAACTCGGTTTGTTTAGGCCACAGTCGGAATGGACATCAACGCATGCGCGTTGAGGTTCTTCATCTTGAGGCCGAAGTATGAGAAGAAGCGGTCAACCTGCTGGGTCGCGCCGTCCTTCACAACGTCTTTCTCCGTCAGAATACCGCCCGGGCCGAGGTGCGTCATCTTAATGAACTGGGGGTCAAGAACCAACATGTGGTCGGCCAAGACCGCCATTTCCTTCCAGACGGGCATCTCGACGAACGTGAGCGATTTACCCGCAAGGCTCAACTTGCGGAAATTCACGTTCACGATGCGCTTCCCGAGAACCTCCTCCGACCCGACCAATTCAAAATTAACAGTTACCCCAGTGGATAACATCATCCTATGAATTGACGTGAAGGCCGAAGGCGAGGTGAAGGCGAACTTGTCAGGGTTGCCATACTGACAAACATCCTCCAACTTGCTTGTGAGGTCTTTGAGAGTCGTGGCTCCGAGCGCCGCGCCGCTTCCCCCAAAAGAGGTCGTGAATCTCCGGGCGGCGGGGATTGAGGCAATCAACCCGTCCGTCGTCCAGATGTTCTGCCCACCCGCAGAGACGGTCTTGCCCTTCGCGTTAGCGATGAGGGACATTTCCATCCGCAGGATGTGCTGAATCATCTTCCGCTTCTGTTGGTCGAGGTATTCGTCCCCCGTCTTTTTCATGCCTTCCATTTTCAGGCGGTTCGTGAGCGCAAAAGACGTTTCCTCATACTCGATGAGGTTGCTTCTCTTGGTCGCGTCCGTCGAAAAGGTGAGCACGGGAGCCGCGCCTTCGGGCATCTTCTGCCCTAAAGACACTATCTTGTCCCCGATGTCCCACTGGGAGTCGCCGCCACCGGAATGGAACGGCTTTCGGATAGTCAGAATATCCGTGCCGTCATTGAGCGTCACCTGCGCGTGTTCGTGCTTCGTGACGTTCCACACTTCCGTCCAAATTGGGAATCGCTTTCCGTGTCCGACTCCTACTTGAAGCGTAGTGCCACCGGCAGACGTGTTCGCCGTGGTGACGACGGAGTCCGCCTTTTCCATGTCGGTGTCCCACCACTCATATTCGGATGTTTTGACGCGCTCTTTTCCGAAGCGGTGCATCATGACCGCCAACATCGACACGTCTTTTACATTGCCCGGAAGGATGGTCAAAACATCTTTGTCGTAGTCGTTCAACAGTTCGTCTGTCGGAACGTCCACATAGCCAGTAAGTCCAAGTCCTCTTGCCATAAATAATTTCTCTCTTTACCCCGTAGTCGAAGTTTTTTGAAGGAACGCACGAAAGGCGTCCTTTTCGACGGGGGGGTTCGGTGGAGAAGAGGCTTTTCCTGCCTGCACTTTCGGAACTACGACGTGCTTCTTTTGGGCTTCCTGTCCAAGTGTAGCCAGCTCAAGTTGAGCGTATTTTAAGAGAACATCAAGTCCCTCTTGCTGACTCATGGAGGCCATAGCCTCCGGTCCATACGCCTCACGCGCCTTTCTCGCCGCAAGGTCAAGCGCCACCTGCCCCAACTTATTGTCGGGCTTGAAACGCTCATCTTTGCCGGAAAGATAGGTAATGGCGGATTCCGTCTGTTGCCGCGAAACCTCCTGCTGAACGATATTCAACATAGGTATCCACGGCTCAAGAGCGGCTTGCGCCCGCGCGTCGGCCTGCGCCTGAACGTAAGCCTCAACCTTTCCCCTGAACTCCCCGTGTTTCTCGGGTTCCAAGAGGAGGGCAAAGTCTTCGTCCTTAAGCTCGACCTTCTCGCGTGGCTTGGCTTGCTGTTGTTTGTAGAGGGCTTCGCGCTTACGGGCGGCTCCGATTTCGGCGTCACGGATTTCCTTCCATTTCGCCTCAATCTCAAGCTTTTCCTTAAGCTCTGCGACCTCTTTTTCGTAGTTCGCGTAGGCTTGGGTAGCCTCTTCTTCGGTTTTAAAGCGGCCAAGTATTTTAGGGGGTTCCTCGTCAACCGCGCCCTCGTCCTTCGGCTCGGCATCGGAGGCTTGAACGTCTTTAACCTCAAGGGCGTCCCCATCGGGGTTCTCAAGGTCGCCAGTCGGTTCAGGCGCGACTGGCAATTTGGTGTCTTCAGGCATCGGATTGCTCCTTGTTCAAAGATTCCAAAAACTCTTTTCCTTTGCGTATCTTGTCCAGCGCGTTCAAAATATCCCTCCCCTCATTCCTGCGCCCGATGGCCTCCGCGATACCCGCAGGCGTCGTGGCGTTCATAGCATCGTTCATCGCGGACTCGATACGCATAGCCATAAACTTTTCATAGACCTTCCACTCATCGCGCTGTTGCAAGGAATCAAGCGCCGAGTCCATAAGGTCAAGTTCTTCCTTTCGCGTTGGCGCGGGCTTCCACGAAAGGAGGTCAAGCAGTTTTCTTGCGATGCTCATAACTGCCCTCCTTGCGCAAGGGCGGCGGCAAGTTCGGGGGGTATTTCCTGCGGAGGCTCGCCTTGTGGCGGAGCACCACCGGAGATTTCCGGGGGGACTCCCGGGCCTTGCTGGGGAGGTTGCGGCGGGGGTATCGGCATCAGAAAATCCGACTCGATGTTTTGAACGCCAAGATTTTTCGAGATAACTTTAAGGAATTGAGAAAACCTGACGCCCACCCCCTCCGTCTGCGCCATTGCGGGTAAAAGTTGGAGCGCCATCGGAAGCACATATTGGGCTAAAATGGTCGCCCGTGTTTCGCCATTGGACTTGTCGTCTAAACTCGCGGGATAGTCAAACGCTCCGGCAATATCTTCGCGGGACACCTGAACGAGAAACGGCCCAGACCCCTCTGCAACTCCCTGCTCCCTCAACTTTTTAATCATTCCGAGGTAGCGGTCTCCGAATATCCGAGCATACGCCCCCTCCGGTAGAAATTGCTGATTGTTAGAGACGGCCTGTTTCGTCTCCTCCGCAACCATCATGGAAATGTAGAAGTCCGAAAGCAGGTTGCCCCTGCTCTGCGTTCCCGCTTGCACGGCACCTGTTTCTTTCGCCGTTCGCCTGCCCTTGAAATACTGCCCCTGCGAGTTTTCCGAAAGCGCAAACATCCTCTGTAAAATGTCCCAAGCCATGTTCGCGTCCGTGACCGCCGTTCCAGAGGCATCATTAAATCTTATTTCATGCGCCAAGTCCTGCATGGACTTCCCGCTTCCCACCCGCATGGGGATAACCTTCATGGGTTCATTGCTTTGAAATGCCGACAAGTCCTCCACGGAAGCCGAGTCAATGAGAAGCCACGAGTTGAGGCCGCGAAGCCCAGAATCCCTGCGGAAATTCATTGACCAGTTAATCCACTTCCCCAGTCCGCTCTGGAGGTCGTTGTAAGACGGGCCATAGGGTATTTGAATGACGGGGTGCGGCTCCCAGCAAGAATACGGGTAGCGGTTGTGTTTATACGTCCACGGCTCGGTCTTGAGGACGATGCCATTACAGACCACGATGAGCCACTTCTGCGGACTGCTTGACCCGGAAAGCTTGTAGTCTTTCGGGATTATTTTCCCGATGAACTCAAAGATGTAGTGCGTCTGCGGCTTCTTGTATGTCCACAAAGTCTGCGGGTCATCAAGTTGGGATTTGAATACCTTGTTTTGACCCTCAACCGGGTAGGTGTCGGCGTCAAACTTCCCCTCAATCGCGGCCTTCACGTTTTGATATTCTCCGTTCCTCTCCTTTTCCATCATGTCATCTTCATTCTCCATAGTCCGATGACAAACGAACTGCCCGTCTTGGAAGTCGCGGGCGGGAAAGGATGTATCGAAAAAGAAATCCCACGGAGAAATGTATTCCCACTCATTCCCGGAATACACCACGGAATCATTTTCCGTGATGACAGTTTCGAGTTTTTCGCTTCCGTCTTCCTCGAACTGCGGAACCCCGTCTTTGACAACTTGCCGCTCTACGGCATCAAGGGCGACCTCCTTCTTTTCCAGCCAGTAGTGCTTTTTGAATCCTACGCCGTAGGTGAAACCCGAATACATACTTTGGAACGCCTTGATATTCCACTTGCGCTGATTAGCCTGAAACATCACAAGCGATTCCAAAAGAAGCGCCGGGTCTGTGTCGTCGGGGGACATAGCCATTAACGGAAACAGGGGGTCGCGTTTTGCGATGGTGCCATACATTGAGGAGAGTTGCGCCCAGTTCAGGGCGTAGAATACAGGGATTTGTATTCGACCTCCGATGTTCTCTGTTTTTTGCGGCTTCTTGTCCTCGCGGACTTGCGCCGCAACTTCCTTCGCCGTTTTCTGAACGAGCCACATCTGTTCCTCGGCAACGCGCCAGTCCTTTTCTTTGGGAAGGCGCGCCTGATAGGACGCTTCTACGGCGTCCATCACCTTTTGGGCGAGGTCGCCGTGCTCTTTCGTATCAGGCTTCGGGGGATTAATTAGTGCCATAAACCGCGGCACGGTTCAACCAGACCGCGTGCCATTCTGTCGAGACTCATCATCTCGCTTGCGCTTGTTCGATTAGTCAGGGATTACGATACAGTCCCACGTTCCCGCGCCGTCGGGGTCTTGGTGAGACGCGCCGGACAGATACGTTACCGTAACCGTGTCCGCCGCGCTCACCGTGTACATGAAAATGCCCTCGTTCAGAACGAGGCCTGTGAAGGTTGAGGGGGCGCAGGTGCAATAATCACCGGCCGTCGCGCCCGTAACCGTAACCGTCGTGGTGACAACGGAGTTCGCCCCGGGGTCGGCGAGCGAGGTTCCGCCCGTTCCCGAAAGAAACGCCGTGCCGACGAGATGGCCGGCCGCCGCGTTCAGAACGAGACTACCGGAACCCGCCGTAATCGTGCCACTGATGTCGAGATTACCAGAAGCGTCCACGTCGAAGTTCTGACCATCAATCAGAACGTCGTTGGAAGCCGCCGCGCCGTCTCCGCCCACGAGGGACAGAGCCTGACCGACGGTAGAGCCGATGGTAAAGGTTCCGGCCTCGACGGACGTGATGTCGCCACCGACGCTGACTGCGCCGGTAAGCGTGGAAGTGCCTGTGATGGCCAGCGTGGACTCCCCGACGATGGCCGCTTTACAGGTCGTCGCGCCGGTGAAAGTCTGCGCTCCTGTTACCGCGAGCGTCCCGCCAATCGTGCCGCTTCCGTCGCACTGGAAATTACCGCTTCCGTCCATCGTGGAGTTGTTGCCAGTCCAGATGATGTCCTCTGCGGCTACATCGGCATCGTCGGCTAACAGGGAGATTGATTTCCCCGCCGCGCTGGTAATCACCACGGCACCCGAGGACGTGACGGTGCCGCTCTCAAGGTCGGTAAGAACCTTGACGAGCAACTGCCCGCCGGGGATTTTGTCTGCGTTCTTCTTGAACTGCGTCAGGGCTTGCGAGGCAAAAGCCCCACTTGCCAACGTAGCACAGATGAGAAGCGCAACGATTGTTTTGAGTGTCTTCATGTGAGTAGTCTCCTACGCCCCAAAGTGGGCGATTTTGGTTGAGTCGAACATGTTAGATTTTCTCTCCGCCGAAACAAAGCGCGCGCCGTGGGACACAATCGCCCTGATGCATGCGGGAAAGTCGTCGAACTTGGGTATCGGTTTGTTATTTTCAGCCCACAGGTAGCGCCCAAATTGCTCCCTGTGTCCGCGTAAAGTCTTGAAAAACTTGAGTCTCGTTTTACTCGCCTCCCCCATCGGAAAAAGCATCTGCTTCACGGCAGTTATTCCGGCGTTGACAGAACCCTGCTTATGCTCAAAAATATCGTGCTTGCAACGAATCCCGTTGTCCCGCAGGACTTGGAGGAAGTTTGGGGAGTCCTTACTCGCCGACACGAACGATTCGTAGGACGAGTCAATCAGAATGGTGGTCGTGGAGTTCCAGTCTTTTGCGGTCGGTTCTTTTTCGAGTATGATTTTAGCGATAACATCGGCGGGCATGGGAGATTCAATTTCGTCCACCACATAAGCATCTTCTTTTTCGCTTACGGCCACGAACGAAACGAAGGTGTCCTTTTTAGGGTGCGGGTCAATCGCAATATAGCGCGTCCAGTTTTTGGGAACCTCAAACGGCTCAATCCAAAAATTCTTTGCGTCTTCTCCCTCAAGGCTATACACCGGCCCCATTAAGTGGGAAAACTCTCCGTAGATTCTGGCCGGCCATTCATATTCAGGAATGTTTCGCTTGAAAAGTTCCACGTCCTCGTTGGAGCCGATTCCGTATCCTACGTTATCATACATGGAAGATTGGACGCTGAAAATTTCAGAATCCTCGTCAAACGCCGTGCTTTTCAGGTAAAAATTATCATAAATGAAACCGGCGTGGGGGCTGTTGAGGGCTGGCGTCAAGGTCATCCATGCGTATCCGCCCTTCGCTATACACCCGCGTAGAGAACTCGCCCATGCTTTTTCGGGAAACGGCTCGTCAAAGTAGAGGTAGTTGCCCGTCCAGCCCTCGCCTGATTTAAGTTTCTCGAATTGGGTGTGCGTGATGATGTGAATCTGTGAGCCGTTCGGGGTCATGACCGCCGAGAGCGCGGAGCCGGGCTGGTGCCTTCGGAGGCTGTATCCCATGCCGCTCAACATTTCGGGGAACCATTTAAGGAGTTTCGGTTCCACGACGGGGCGGACAGTGGCATTGAAGTCCGTGGCGACAAGTCGGATGGAGACGGGCGGCTTAAACGGCATCCGATATTGGGGGTGGTCTTGGGGGAGCCAAGGTCTGTATCCCAGAACGGCGGCGGCGACTTCCGCGAGCCCCGCCTCTGACTTCCCCGACTGGTTCGCGCCGATAAAAAGACGGATGCGGTGTTTGGCTTTGTGAAACTGCGTCTGCTTCGGGTTGGGGTTGTAAAACCGAAGAGGGTCATGCCTGCGATATTGCTCAATCTCGCGCAGGGTGTCCGCCAACCGCAGAAGCATTATTGAGGTCGCGGGATGGCTTTCAGGCATCGCATCAACCTCTCTTGCGGAATTACGTTGTTACGGACAAGCGACTCAATAAAAGATACCGCTTCCTCAATTTTATCGGGCAGGGTGTCCGCCGTGACGAAGTTTTTATTGACGTGCAGTTCTTCCGTCGTCATCTTACGCGCTTCGGACAGGACGCCGAGTATGGCGGTGGTGATTTTAAAATACTTATCCGAGACCGGCGGAACTTTTTCTTTTTTCGATTTCGCCAGTTTGACGTTATGGTTGTAGGCTCGGCGGTCGTGAGCCTCCATAGATTTCAGGGAGTTCAGAAGTTCCTGTAACTCGCTCAACTGCTTCTTGCGGTCGGCGAGTGAAACGTCCAGCATGGTGCTTTTGTAGTGTTCCCTCGCTTGGAGGTAGATGGGGCGAAGGACGAAGTCTTGCGACTCGATAATGGCCGTTACCGCGTCAATTGCCCGCTGTTGGATACCCCCGACCTTACTGATGATTTCAGGGTCGGAAAAACTCTGCCCGCGCAGGGAAGCGATTTGGGCGGCTTTATCGAAATCTATGCCCGTCAACTTCTCAATCGTGGCCTTGGAGTTGTCGTCCATGTGTCATAAATAACACATGTCGGGGCGCTTGTCAAGGGGAAAAGTGTGTAAAAAATATACAGGTGGGCAATTTCTACACAGCGGGGGCTATTTTTCGTTGGCGTCCTTAATCTCAATCTTTTCCTTTTCTGACTTTTTCTTTTTTCCGAGCGCCTCAAGGAAGGCAACAAGACTCTGATAGGCCGTGCCTTCCATTTCGCTTGGGCCTTGAAGGAGTTTTTGTAGGCCTTTGACCTTGCCTTTTTTGGCGGGGTCTTTCGGCTCCATTGAGAAACGTGTCCGCCGGAAGTCCTCGATGGCGTTTGCGAGGGGAGCGAGGGGCGTCATGATGCGCTCCCCTAAATCGGGGGGGGCGTGTTCGGGAATTGGTTGAAGCGTAGGGGGCGAAGAAGAAAAAACCTTTTGGGCGCGTTCTTGCTCAAGCGCGGCGAGAGCGAGTTGTTTCCATACCTCATCGCCTGTCTCGTTGTAGCGCTTTATGTAGTCGTCGGCCTTACTCGCCATCTTGTTTCTCCGGCGGGAGTAGACGGGGGTTAGCGGGATACAAGTCCTCTACGAAGGATTTCATTTCCTCGATGGTGAGGTAGTTGGGGTAGAGGGCGTCGGCGAAGTAGTAGCGCCCGTCCGTGGTGCACATGGCGTGGGCGGTTGAGTTGGCGGCCTCCCACCGCCGCTCATTCCACCGCCACATGCCATAACGGGATTCAATCATCGGCGTCCTCCTCGTCGCGGAGGTGCTTCTCAAGGTTCACGGGTTCGACGACCGGTTTTTGCAACTCATCGAGGATTTCGTTGACCTTGCGGACAACGGCCTGTAAAGCCGCGTCCGCTCCCTGCGGGGAGTGGAGGGGGTAGGGTAGTTTCTCAATCATGGTGTTTCTCCTTGTCTTTGTCTAATTCATCGAGAAGCGCGTCGGCGGCCATGATAGAAATTCTGGGGCTGTCCGTAACCCCCCCCTTTCCATTTATTACAAGTCCCTGCATCACTGCCACAGCCGCTGTGAAGCGGTCGCGCTTGCGTTGCTCTCTGAGTCTGTATTTTTGTTCTTCAGCAATTTCTCTGTCAAGTTCTCTGTCAAGTTCTTCGTCGGTCATCATGGCGTGTCTCCTTGTTTTGGTTCGGCGTCAGGTTGCATAGTAGCCCAAACGACTCCAGATGTCAAGTCCTCAATTTCTTTTGAGCGAGATTTCACAATCATCTGTTTTCCGTGTCCTTCTTTTATGATGGTTGCGTTGAGCGAGAGGCTAAAAAACACGCCGTCGCCGCCCTGATATTCCGACAGAACGGCCAGCATGCGCCCGTATTTGTCCGTTCGGGGATTGCCTTTTTTGTCCACGGCAAAAGCCACGACAAAGCCCTTTTCGGAGACCCACTTATGCGTAAAAGACGTGGCTTCCATGTAGCCGTCCTCGCCGCGCTCTGGGGTGTCCACCCCGATAAGGCGTATCCGTTGAGGCGGAAAATCTACGGGCTGGCCGTCGTCGCTACCGCAACGGGCGAGTTTAAAGGTGATGTCCACGGTATCGCCGTCCACGACCCTTACGGTTTCGGGGATTCCGATGCACGG